ATGGACTAGGGTGGCATAGCCTTCGTCGCAAAGTTGACGAACTAGTTTGTAAATTTTTTCGAAGCTACACTGATCTTGGTAAGATTTATCTCGGCAGTCATTTAGATCTCCGAGGAACACAAGATGAGCTCCGTTGTTGAGCTGAGGTGTTAGTTTCTCAATAAGCCGGGGAAGAGCATCGTCGCGGGAGTGGATGTCTGAAATCAGAAGGATGTTTTCCGGCATTAGAGACAAGTAGATAGAGTTATTCTATCATGGTCAGCTCGGGGTGTACATGGCTTTAGCCACCATACGAACTGACATCTGGCTTGTCAGACTTAGCGGCTCCGTATTTGCCCTCTGGGTCTACGTACTGAGAATGATATTCATCTTCGCCAGTCTGTGGCCCTGGTTCTACTTTCTCTACGTTTTCTTCAGAATAGGTGCTCCAACCTTCTGGAACTACTAAGTCTTTTTCTTCCATGTTTTATTTTGTGCGGTATTTTTTCTTTAAACATAAAAAAGAGACCCGAAGGTCTCTGTGATCACCGAGCGGGACGAATACCGCCTCTAGGCATTGGGATTACCTCGCCGGGTAGGAAAGGAATTTCCGGCATTCGCGAGCAAGGCCGTTTAATTGTGCAACGTTTTTTTGGACGGTGGATAGTTCCAGGTCTACCACCGGGGTTACCGCCAGATACCCAAGATTTTGCTTCAACAGCAGTGCCTCCTAGGATGCCAGCAGTGGCGAGCATCATGGGAAGAACGAGTAGTTTTTTCATAGCATTAAAAAAGAGGGGCCTATACCCCTCTACTTTAGACTGAAATTTTAAAAATCAGAAGTCGAGGTTCAGATCTTCTTCAGAGCTTTCTTGCTGTGCAAGGAGCAGAGTCGAGCGAATACGGATACGACCGTTATCCATTTCTTCTTTGCTGCGCAAAGTCAAGGTAGCAGGTTTTTCTTGGTTGATCTCAGGCTTAGTTGCCAAGAGAGGACGGATGGAGCTATGAGCCCATGCGCCTGCAATGTTACCCTCCTCAGGGGTATTGTTGATCAGGATACGATAGGTCAAGCCATAAGAGGTCTTGCAAGGATAATATCCGATAACTTCATAAGGAGTGTTGACTTCGAGTTCACGGAAGTCGATTTCATCAGTGGCTTCGATACGGGTTCCACCGCCACCGCCTTTGGCAGTAACTTTTTGAAGCAAAGCAACAATGTCAGCAGGCTTCTTCTTGAGAAGAGCGTTCATTGCTTTAGGCTCAACAGGGTTTTCCCAGTCGGTAAATCGAACAGCAACAGGAAGAACGGTTTGACCGCCTTCGACGTCTACCGCCATGAAGAGCGCCGCATCCTCTCCTCGTCCAGAGAAATTATAGGAGCCAAACTCAGCTTCAATCTCTCGTCCGTCCGAGGTCTTGAAACCGCCCTTTCCAATTTGGAGAGGAATGAATCGAGGGCCCCACTGAACATAGAGTTCGCCTTCTTTAGTGCCTTCAACGCCTTCTGCGCCAACTTTGAGAACAGGGCCGAAGAGGCGGAAATAAATGCTATCACGGGATTTGATGAGGAAAGTATTTTCATCAAGAGGAAGTTCCTCGGTGGTTAGATACTGGAAGACAGTATCAAGGTCCTTACGCATTCCTTTAGGAAGGTTAGCGTTAGGAAGAGAAGTGTACTCACTTGTGTACTCACGTCCTGCAAGAGGAGCTAGAGACGGTGCGTTTGTAGAAATGTCAACAGTGTTGATAGTGAAAGACATGTTAAGTTCCTTTAAGTAAATGTGTCCTTTGGAGTAAGATCTCTCTTAGCTCACTTAGAAATTATATCATAGGAGGAGACAGGTGTCAACCCCATGTAGCTCTTTAACCTATTCTCGCTCGAGATCGAAGATGTATGTTTTGGCTTCCAACTTTATTTCATAGAGTTGTTTTGATATCGGGTTTAGCGGGCAAAGCGGTGGAATATATAGTACAAGTGTATCATTGATCCAAATTTGCCTCTCAAACGGGCATTTGTCTGGGATGGCATTTATCCACTTATAGGCGAGCTTTTTACTCCAGGTCTTAGGGCGGAGAAAAGGCACAGAAAATTTTGGCAAGCTATCTGCAAAAACAGCCCACCATCTAGGAGCCCTGGCTTTACGGCCAGAGCTCGAGCGTTTAAAACTAATTTCCATTAGCTTATCCTACCACAATGAAGTCAAATCCTTCTTGGTCGGCGTCTTCATTATTACCCAGGCCTGGATCGTGACAAGCCCAATTAAATCCGCCGGTGCTCTTACTTGTTACTTGCATAATATGGTCGCTGCCTCCAGTAATTGTCATTACAACTGAATAATTTGCGTTAGGCAATGATGTAGCAAAATTAATGCCTCCGCTATCACCAGAAGATGTACTACCACTAACGTTTCCTCCAGAAATTGAACCAGAGCCAGAAACAGTTCCCCAGGCTCTAACTGCGTACGCCGGGGCAGATCCTCCCTGACCGCCACTTAGCTTAGCGGCTGTTACGGCACCATTGTCAATCTGAGCTGTCTCTACGGCGTTATCTGCGATTTGTGCGGTATTAACAGCGTCGTTTGCAATGTGCTCGTTGGCAACAGCGTCATCTGCTATCTTGTTTCCGTTAACAGCATCATTAGCAATCTTACTGTTGGTCACTGCTCCGTTACCGATCTTTGCTTCAGTAACCGCGCCACTTGCTATTTTACCCGATGTAACAGCCTGAGAAGCCAGTTTGCCAGTAGTAACGGCCCCGTCGTTAATTTTTGCTGTTTCTACAGCACCATCTACTAACTGATCAGTATCAATTTGATAGAGTCTTAGTGCTCTGGCTGATACTAACTGAGCTGATTGTACTGCTGCAGTTCCAGATTTATCAAAGCTATTTGTAACTGAAGTAACTAACTGACCAGTAACAGACCCAAGTCTCAATCCTGCTAACTTGGCTTCGTTTTGGTTATTTGCATCTAAGCCAAGCTGAACGGTAAACTGAAGGATGTTATCACTATCATCATTAGGGTCGCCGCCGGGTGCTTCGACACTGGTCTCAGAAACTGTAAGAGGGCCAGAGGCCTGGACAACATTATCGAGCCTGAGATTAAGCTCTGTGGCAAGTGACTGAGCCGTAACAACGACTTTGTCCGCAATACCTGTATTTGAGCTACCAAACGCTCCTCTAATCTCGGCATCAGATGCCAACTCAACAAATCCTGCGCGGTCTGTTGTGGCATATACGTCAGGAACAGTAGTACTTGCCTGAATAGGACCGAGGTCAGTTCTAAGTTCTGTTCCGCTATTAAAGATTAGAGTCGTGTTAGGACCAAATCTCATAGTGGAGTCGTCGTTCATATAGAGCTGGCCCTTAATAATAACATTGTTAAGAACCTGGTTGGTTACGTTACCTAACTCGTTATCAGCCTTAAGAGGAATGGAGAATTGCTCGCCGGACTTGAGGTCATATACATTAGTACCAATGTAGAAGTTACCCTCTTCGTTCATACCAGAAGCATATACTCTTCCTCCGGTTTCCTCTACAATAATCTTACCAAGCTTGAAGTCTTGCTCAAGGGGCTCACCTTGATAGATCGGGAAAGCAGTGTCGTAGTTAAGATAACCGGTCCACTCCCAGGTATGACCAGAGGCTCTTACAACAGAAGGACGGTGGAGGCCAATTAAGAAACCAGTTTGATTTGTAGAGGTATTTTCTCTGATCTGAATCGGATTAACACCAGGGCCTAGAGAGGAACTAAATACCACATTAGGTCTATTTCCGAACTTCTGGAGGGCAACCTTTGTTACAGAATTAGATGGGTCAGCTGAGGCTTCTGGCTCGTCTAGATCAAGCTCGGGGACAAAATCGGCGGTAAAGACGTCTCTTGCGTCTACTGAAGTTGTCATGTAAGTAATGTACTTACCAGGGAACGGATTAGTTGCGTCTGTGTATGTTACTCCAGGGTTGCTGTAGGTGTGGTAGTTTCTTACGTCTGTAACTACTAAAGGATCATCGAGTAACTCGTCTCCTCCGTTAAGCGGATAACCGGCAACACCCTGCTGCTTTTCGAGTACGTAATAAGCCTGAGGCTTTCTTAAACCATCTTCTTTTAAGAAACCATCGAGTACAACTCGATATACTCTTTCGTCGGCAGTTCTTCTATCAACTGCTCTTCTAATTTTAAGAGGTGAGCCGTCAAAGATAAAATCTAGAGTGTCGAATGGGCTATCTGTAGAATCTAAAATATATCTAAAAGCATAGTCATATTTTTTCTGTAGGTATCCGTCTACGTCGCCGATCTGGCCGTCAGTTGATTCTTCAGCAATTGCAGAAGTTCTGACGTTAACAAACCACTTAGAGGTTGTGCTGTCCCACCCAAAGATCTTAGAAGCGTCGTCTAAGTCATCAAATTTAGTTTCCGAAGGATCTTGAATTTGGATTTCTCCGGCAAAAAGAATAGAGTTGCCGTTCTCATCAAAACCTGCTACGTACAGAGTTTTTCTTTCTTGGTTGCCATCTCCGCCAGATAAGTAGTAAGTTCCGTCAGCTGACTTTCTTGTATAGGTAAACTGACCAAATCCAAGTAGAGACGCCGAAGGAACGTTAGTTGCAGAGAAGGGGTTTCCTATATCGGAGTTTCTGATATATACTCTAATTACAGAAGGAGCGCTAGTTCCTACTTTGTTTGCAAGTACATAAGCTTTGGTCTGAGTATAGTCGATGTTAAGACCAGTGCTTACTTCACTTGTCCTCATTGTTGCGTCTGCTCCATTACCTAGAGGAGAAGAGCTTAGAGGTAAAGGAGGAATAACCTGAATAATTTTTGTTCCAGAAGTCGTTGCTGTAGGTCTTCCTTCGTCTTGAGAGAACGCTTTTTCTTTGAATCCAATAGATCTTAAAGAAATATCTCCAAAGTCAGAACAGGAGTTTGTAATAGAAAGATCAGCTCCGCTTTCTGAAATAAAGTGGTCTGCGTTACCAATAACAAAACAAGAAACTAACTGAATTGTAGCGTCGGCGGATCCTCTAAATCCAAAGTGGCGATACTTAAACTCATCAGCAGAGCAAGTTCTATATTTTTTACCACTTCCAGAGTTTTTGTTGATCGGAGGATCAGAGAAGTATTCAGTAGAAGGAGTCTCAAAGCAGTTAGGATCGGTCTGTAGAGAAACTTGAGTAAAGTTTGCAGTAACCATGGACTTAAATCCACCAACTCTGGTTCCGTCAGCCCATAGACCTTGAAGACCAAAAATAGATCTTACAGAGCAGTTAAAGACATAAGGAGAAGAAGATCTTGTAGAGTTAACGTCAGGTAACTTGAAGAAGTTTACGCTTCCGCCTTCTTCTACCTTGAGTAACGCCGGGCCAGGATATGCAGGAGGAGAGTTAGGATCAAGGTCGGGAGTTTGAGCACCGGTCTGGTTTTGCTCTACGTCGTTTCCACGGTTTTCCTTGCCTGCTACAACAGGAGCAACAATAGTTGTCTCACCAGGTACTTCTAATAGTCCGTCGTTACCCCATCCATCAATACCTGCGAAGAGAGAAGTAATTTTTGCGTAGTAAGAAGTCTCGTTATTGCTTCCTCTAATCTCTGCTTGAGAAGCAAAGCCAACAGAAGTAACGGTGTTATGAGTTCTTGCAAATTGTTGGTTATCTGCGAAGGTCATTAGTGATACATAAGTACCACCAGTTACTTTAAAGATATACGTTTTTTGCGCCTGAGCCGTATTTTGCCCTGGGGTTAGTGCAGGAACGTACATCGGGCGAATTCTAACTTTTCTTAGGTCAACGCCATTGATAGAAATACCTCTGGGGACAATTAGACCGCCAGTTGTAGGGTTGAAGTCAGAAGTTCTGTTATAGAAAATTTCGTCTCCGATGTTAAAGTTTCCTTTTACATACTGAAGATATACCTTCCATCTAGTAGCAGAAACGGAATCTTTTTCGATCTTTTTGATCGTGCCTACCGAGCCAGTAGAAGTATATAGTACTCTTCCTAGGTTTAGGACAACAGGAGGCTGAGAATTTGCGCTGCCTACATTTATAACAATGAAAGGATTTTCTGTGCTATAAGCAGTTAATGTAGAGTAACCTGTGGTAACCTGTTTGATGTATCTGTCAGCTGCAGAAATTCCTGTAATAGCATTTACTCCAGGAGAGTTGTCTACGTAGTAATCACCGGGGGCAAGCTCAATTACTGTTGTGTCATATGCATCTGTAGCACCACCTCTTCTGCTAGCTCTTGCAGCTTCAAGGAGTGCCCTTTCAAGAGTTCTAAATGGCTTATCGTTATCGGTTCCGTTATTATTTAGCTCATCAGTTCCTACAGAAGGATCTACATAGATGATGTTTCTGATTGCAGTAGAAGAATCAACAATTGTCCCTTTATTACATCTATTTGCACCAAATACTTTGATTAGTCCGCCTTCTCCGTTAGAATAAATAGCTGTTGCTTCTCTAATTTCTTTATAGCATTTCTGAGAAGAGGCTTCATAACGATATACTCCTTCGGAAGGGTTGGGGTACGCTGCGGGAATTGGCTGGCCGTCTGGGCATTCTCCGGCGGTCCTTGTACCAATAAATTCTTTTCCTCCGCAGCTAATAAATGTTCCTAGCTTAGGATTACATTCAGAACCAGGAGTTTCTTCAAATCTCCACTCAGCAGTAGATGCGTTATAGAATAGCTCTAAGTGAGCATCGCGAATATTTACAATCCAGTCATCTACAGATCCGTTGATCTTTGTATCAGTTCCAGGTCTTAGGACAATAGGGAATCTGTCAAAAGATCCTTCTAAGTCAACAACTGCAACTCTATCGTTATCAGAGGCTCTATTTGTTCCTGAAGCTCCAGGTAGGCTGATAACAATAGATCCGTTTCTAGTATCTGCAATTGCTCTATCCCAAGAGCTAATAGCGGTAGATGTAGCTAATACGTCGGTATTCTTTAAGATGCCTGTTCCGTAGTTGTTTAATGCACCGACAAATAAGTTAGGACGGAGGTCAATCACTCCAGTTCCTACCACATCGCCATCAGAGTCTGTGTTAAACTCTCCGTCGGTAAAATTAATTTCCGCAAGAGGAACGTATGGGTTAGAAGTAGGGTCGGGGAGAGTAGAACTAATTGCAAGAACACCACCAGCTGTTAAAGAATCGTCTTCTTTTACATAAATATAGTTCTTACCTGTTGGATTAGAAACACCACTCTGACCCGTAGAAGCAGAGATTATTCCAACAATTTGTCTATTCCAAGAGAACAGAGTTCCATTAGAAAGAACAATTTTTCCGGCCTCTACGATTACGCCTCTCGGAGCAGCTCCAGTACCTGTAACAGTGCTAATGGCATTATTTGCACCGATCGAGATTCTAACAGTTTTAGGCTCGGTGAATGTTGCATCTGCAACGGTCCATCCAGTACCAATAGTATCGTACCCAAGAACCACGCCATCATGGGCCAATCTACCAATGGCTGTTTCTTTTTCATCTCTGGGATTAGAAATTTCGTAGTCTTTGAGTCCGTCTCTCTCTGCAATATCCCAGCTGTTTTCGTCGGTAGAAGACAGTGTATAGAAATCTGCTCTAGCTCCGCCAGAGAAGCTAGTACCTTTTTGTACCTCATTAAGGTACTCCTTAGTTACAATCGTTCCGTTTTGGAATGTAATTTTGTCAAGCATCGGAGGTAATTAAAATTATTATGTAGTGCTGTCGTTAATCCAGAGTAACCGGCCCATCCATTCTGAACTAGGACCAAAAGAGCTTAATTCAACTAACATCTTTCTTCCAGAAGCTTTATAAGCATCTATGGGGTTGTCAGCGCTTTCGTCTATGGCTATACCACCATATCCCCAAGTAATTCCGCTGGAGAAGATAAACCAAGTGTTCTTTTCTCCCCAGTTTACTGGGTAGTCAAAATAGGTTGTTACATTGCTCACGGGATCTGTTGAGAAGGTAAGCAAAATTCTCATTTCTCTATAGAACCCTTCTGGTACCGAAAGAGGATTTGTATTAGGAACCGGAAGGTTATCCGATTGAGCTAGATCTACAGACAAATAGTTTGAAGATCTTAAAGAGCCCATCGGCTTGTTCTTTACTGCTCCGCCTAGTTCTATTGGAGAACCTACAGAGTCTCCTAGCCAAACTCTTCCATCAGCGTTATTGCCAAAGAGTTCCCCCTCACCTAAGTCCCCAATGAAAGGCTCTTCACCAACGACGTTTGACGTTAAAATTTGAATAGATGCTTGACTCATTTACAAGAAATTGTATTTAGTCTATCCTTCCTTTAAACTGCTTTCCACGGTTTAAAGCTATATTAGAATAATAACAATAAAGATGTGGCAAAGAATAATTTTCTTACAGACAACCTTTCAACTGTAGGAGGACTGGCCGCCATCGCCTACGGGTCTTCTGCTTATTTTCAAACAGTAACAGACCAAGTTAGACAAGATTCTTCAACTAGAGAATTAGATTATCAGCTTCCTTCTAACGCTTTGTTAGATTATACAGGTACTGATAAATTTGTTTATGACATTTTTTATGCCGCCGTAGAAGAGGAATATGACTCTGGAACTACTTTAACAGATTTTGTAGATATTAACACATCTGGAGAGAAAGAATTTTCCGAAAAACTATTAGAGATATTTTTATATAACATTAATAGGTTGTCGGATTATCAAGATAACTATTCATCCTTAGTAGATGAAGCAATTGAAGAAACAATCTATTATTTTAATAGAGAAACAGATTTAGAAGTAGACATAGATTCTTTAGCTCAAAAAATACATAACGGATTTTTAAACTCAGAATATCTAGGAAGAGATATTGCCAAGGTAGTTACTCTTTTAATAAGAAATCCTAAAACAAAAATTGCATCGGCTCCTCCTGATTCTATCGTGTCTCTCTACGCTTCTCCGAGGCAAGATAAGGATTTTAGAGGAGTGGATATGTATTGTGGATACTTAACTAAATCTCAGTACTACGGAAATATAGGCTATGTTTTAAAAGATGGGTCTATCAGAAAATCTGTTTCCGAGGGATACGTAGGGTATCCTGCAGTGACCTTAATAGGTGAAAGTTTATATAATTCTGACAGTTCCGACAACATAAGCTTAAGAGATTTAAGCTATTCTTCTGGTAGTCTTTTTGACTCGGGTGTAAGATTTTCGGCAACAGAAAGACAAATTTATAGTATTAACCTTGCTTCAATAAATACAGGTAACTAAATAATGGCTGATATAAGAGGACCTATACTACCTCTCCAATTAGACCCTAGAAATACTCCGGCTCTAGTTAGAGATACACAAACAAAAATATTTTTAGAATCTGGTGGTCAATTAAATGACTTTAGCGCAGCTTCTCCTTTGTCTGCGATCGTAGAAGGACAGGCTTATGCTCAGAGCGAACTCCTGTATTATCTTAATTCGCTCCCTGAAGCGTTTACTCTTCAATGGTTTAGGCAGTTAGGAATTCAAAGATCTATTGGCGCAAAAGCAATTGTAGAAGTTACCTTTACTAAGGTAGAAGGATTTTCAAGAACTGTAATAATTCCTAAAGGAACAGTACTTTCTACAGTAAGTAATTTAAATTATATCTTAGATGAAGAAGTAAGAATTAATAACGATCAACTTATTGCAGTAGGAAGGGCCGTATCTGAGAAGTGGGGAACAGTTTATAATGTAGCTCCTGGAGCTATACAAAAGATCAATCTTAACATCTTAGGTCTTGGCACTCAAACTAATGAAAGACAGGCGCAAGGTGGCAAAGACTTAGAGTCTATTGAAAATTTAAAAACAAGAGCATTTACTTTATTACGAAGAAGAGGACTGATTTCTGCTAATGATTACGAAAATGAAATTAGAGAGATTGCACCTGAGGCCTCTATCGTAAAAGTAATTACTCATGAGGAAAAAGAAAGAATAAGCGAAGACATTCCTACAGGAGTTATTGCAGTTTGTTTAGGAGATCAAGATGGCAGAGAGCTTGAGGCAACAATAAGACAAAATCTTCTTAAGGCTTTAAGAAAAAGAGTTCCTTTAGGTACTGCAATATACCTTACCACACCAGAAATTACTCCGTTAGAAACTACAGTTGTTGTTGAATACGACGATGAGGTATTTACTACGGGTATCGATGCAAGAGCGGCGGTCATTAATAACGTAATTACTTCTTCATTAAATATCCAAGAAATACCTCTTGGAGAAACGTTTAATTTTCAGCAAATCAGAAACGATGTATTTGACCTTAATTTTGTGGACAAAGTTAGATCCTTATCTATAAAGCTACTAAAGACAGAGTCAGTTGCCACAGACTCGAGTAATTTTTGTAATGCTCCTTTTGCTTCAGAATTAGTTAATGGAGTCTGTGTAACAGAGTACGAAGCAATAGTAGATGGTACTGATGAATCTTTTACTAATACAAACGCATTAAGAAGTTTTAGATACTACAAAAACACAGTAACTTTGATTGCAAAATCAACTCAAGCACCTCTTACATATACATATATTGATCCTGATTATCAAACTTTATTAGGAGGCTGATATGGAGTATCTTTCAGTTTGGGATCAAAGAAATAGAAGGCCTATTGCCAGAGGCTTTAGAGCAGCTAAAATTGTTGCGGAGTTTGATAGAACAAAAAAGATTAAAATTGCAGAGCATACTCTCGCAGAAATAGAATTTGGTACAAATCCAGAATTAAACAAGTCAAGAAACGAAGTTATTGATAGGGACATTGGCAAGCTAACAACTTCTGGATTTCAATATGAAAATATCGGAAATGTATTTTCTCCTGATCCTGAATTTTTAGAGAAAGACTCCGATGATAAGTATACTGTCCTTGGTCACGGCACTCCGGTAGAAGGAGACTTAGCAGGTGGTAGAGAAAACTGCGCAATAGAGGGCCTAGTCTGCGCAAGTGGCCAAGGTACAAATAAAGCTTGTAATCCTGGAAAGTGCAAACTAGGAAAAATTCAAAAAATTACTAACTATAAGTGGAAATATACTTCTGAAAACGGGTATCCCACGGCAAAAGTAGAATATTTTGTGGGAGGTAAGGAGTACGTAGAATTAAAAACTATAACTAGAGGTGCTCATACAAACAAAGATGGAACAGAAATAAACGTAAACAAACCTGCAAGTAAGGGAACAAGTATATACCTCCCTCCTGTAGGTTATATGGGGGATCTATTTAACGAGGATTATTTAAAGGTTGATCAGGGTGGGATTATTACAACCGAGGAAGATTTTATAAGACAAATTATTGAAAGAGGGTATAAGAGACATCCTGTTATTGGAAGGTTGCTAGGTAAGGGTGGCCCGTATACTTCTATTGCAGATTCTCCTCTATCAGAAGAAGTATACGCCGCTTTCTTAGATTTCTTTTTCAAGCTACCCGGCCCTTGGAAAAAAGTTGTTAAGGATCTCGCTGATGCCAAGTGGAATGTAAAAGGAACAAGCCACGAAACAAACAGGGTTTTTATTGGAAGTCTATTTAATACTCTAAAAGATAAGTTTACTCAGGCTATTCAAGTAACCGACTCGAGTTGGAAAGAATCCAAGATCAAATATATTTCAGACCAAGGCGTAAGACCAACCTACCTAAGATTACCTGGGGCTTCTTTAAATTACAGAATATCTGAAGATAACGACATTGTAGTTGTATCTGAAGAAAAAGATAGATTCGATGTAAACATCTCCGCCCTAGAAATAGGCACTATAGTAACCACGAGCAATAGAAAAATTGCCTATCAATTTCTACCTAGAGTAATAGAGGATAAAGAAGAAAGAGAAGAGTTCGGTATGTCTCCTGTACTAGATAACCGAACAAAGGAAGAGCTCTATTCTCCTAAAGACCCCAAATCTTGGCGTCCGCTACTAGAAGACCAACTTCCAAAAGCCCCGGTGGCCAAGTGGATAATGGCCGGCGTCGACGAGTTTTTAAGAGAAAAGAAACACGATATAGATTCGTTTTATTTTAAGTATCTTGATCCAACAGAGTGCAGCGTTAAAAACATAGATTGGCTAGCTCAGCACGTAGGTCTTTGCGAACCTGTCTGGAACGTAGCCTGGGATTTAGATTATAAAAGAGCGCTGATAAAAAATGCTTTAGGGTGGTTTGATAAAGAACTAATAAATACTGTAGGAGATACAGACTACGACACAATAAAAGGCCTAGTTCTTAAAGAGGCGCCATTTACCTCATCATCGTGGAGAGATACTGACGCCGTAGAAACAGGAGACGGTACAGATATTAGTGAAATAGATCTGACAAAGGTCGCCGCATCAGGCTTCTTTAAAAAAGATGGTACTCTAACTACCGGGTTTTCTGTATACAAGAAAGAGTGGGATGGACTGATGGAATCAAAAGGTTCTATTTTAACTCTGGTGTTCTTGTTCAGTTTGTTTAATGTAAAGGCCCACTCAGAAGAAGAACTAGTAACTGTTGGATCTATCACTAAGGTTAGAAACGGTTTAAGATCTTATGAATCTAATGCACCCATCCTTTTACCTTACAAGCAAGAATTTTTACAAGTAGGAACCGAGGATGAAAAGGCCGTAGAGACTTATAGCAATCAGATTACTGCAGGATCAGTAGTTGCAGATCTAGAGGGAGTAAAAACCACGTTCTTTAGAATGCCCTTCTATTACAATAGAGGAGGCAGAACATGGGACCTCGTAGAATCAATCTCTAAATACTGGGTTCATCATACAATGAACTCTAGAGTACAATACGCGTACCTAGCCGCAGATCTTTGGAGACAAGGAGACGCATTTTTTGAAGCTCAGCTACCAGATGAAGGTATAGATAATACGGCTGCTATTCTAAGCGAAAATAGTACTTCCCGTCTGATTGCCCAGGACGGCACAACTGATATTCTTTATAATTAAGTTCAATGACCTCCCCAAAAAAGATAACTCAATTTACTGCAGCAACGGAAATTGCAGATAATGACGTAATATTATTTGTAGATACTAGCGATACATCTTCTTCCTCTAGCGGAACTACAAAGAAAACAACAGTCTCGGCTATAGAGACCAATATCAGAGCCGGGTTGAATATTAGTAACTGGAATATTGCTTTTGGTTGGGGAGACCACGCTGACGAGGGTTATCTTACAAGCTACACAGAAACAGACCCAGTTTTCACGGCCCATCCTGCTCATGGAATTACATCCACAAAAATCGGGCAATGGGACGCTGCTTATGGATGGGGTAATCATGCAACACAAGGATACCTTCAATCTATTGCCACACAGAGCATCAACTCCCTGAACGACGTAGCAATCGACTCTGGGACTTTAGTAGCAAACCAAGTTCTTAAGTGGAACGGGACATCTTGGATTAATGGAACAGGAGGAGGTGGTGGTACCACTATCAACGAACTAAATGATGTTGGTGATGTAAATATTACTTCTGTTGCTAACGATCAGATTCTTAGATATGATGCTTCAGCGGAAGAGTGGAGAAACGAAGATCTTTCTGTAACTTTCACAGAGACCGATACTCTTGCCACTGTAACCGCTAGGGGCGCTTCTACAAGTATAGAAATTGAGGCCGATGGTGGTATTTCTATTCCTCAAGGTGAAAGTCTTGATTTTGGAAGTGACTTTTCAATTTCTAGATTTAGTAACCAGAACAAAGCACGGGTTCAGTACACCGGCCCTGGCGACTTTTTCTTTGAAATAGACGACGTTAAATTCAAAAATAGTGCAAACACTAGAACTCAAATTAGCTTTGAAGATACATCTGGTGTAGAACTATATCACAACGGGAATCAAAAATTTACTACTACCTCTTCGGGTACGACTACTTCAGGTACTGCTAAAGCAGATGCTTTTAATATTGCAAACAATAACGCCACTATTGCCGGGACAACTGGGGCAAATAGAGATATCAAAGTAATCGGCGGCGCGCCTTTCTATTACGATGGTACTGCTTGGAGAGAATTTTATCTTATAGACGGATCAGTTACAACACTTCAGCCTGACACTGACTGGGGCAACGTTATGATCCGCTCGACATTCGATAGTAACATAAGCGACGTTAAGTACAATGTTACTCCGGCTATGATAAGGAGCAGCAACTCCGCCTCTACGGCCATAGATATTGTTCAAGCACCAATAAAAGTAGGTGTAGGAGCCGTAAGAATAAACGGCTCAGCGGAGTCAATGTCAAGGCTCGAGTACGATGTCTCAAACCACACTAACTATAGCTTTACTGGCGCTTGGACCATGGAAGCCTGGGTTAACTTTGATAGCTCTAGTTTTACTAATACTCCTCAAAGCGTATTTGCTGCCGGAGGCGCTATTGATGATTTTGCTTTACTAATAGCCTCCAATGGCAGTTCAGCTGTTAATTTTAGTTGGTATAACGCAGCAAACACTAATCATAGTGGATCAAATACCGGAACCTTTATATCGCAACAACCCAATTCTAGTGTAATAGTTGGCGCGTATGCTCACGTTGCTCTTGTTAGAGACCCAAGCGATGCAAAAATTAGACTCTATCTTAATGGGACTAAAATAGGTATAGATATAACAGATAATGAAATACAACAACCTGATACTTTTAGTATAGGAGGACATTATGGTAGTGTCTATAATTATAATTTTGACGGATATATCGACGATGTAAGAATTTCAAAATCTGCAAGATACACTGCAAACTTTACACCTTCAACAACTCAGCTCCCTGTAAGCGGCAGTACTACTCAGGTTATCACAAGACCTCAAGTTATCCAAGGAGAAATCGATCTAGGCTCCAGCCCAACTTGGAC